GGAGTAGTTAATAATTCAAATCTATACAAAAATAAATATCGTGAAGAAGTGGATAGAGAAGACGATGACGATGATGTACAAGCTCAAGACCCCACTCAAGAAGTGGCTACTCAAGAAGAGAGTACAAGTTTCGTAGAAACAAAACAAACTGACGAACACGATTACAAAAAACGTTATGATGATTTAAAAAAACATTATGACTCTAAACTTACTGAGTTTAAAGATGAACGTGAACAGTTGGCTAGTGAGTTAAAAGCAGTTAAATCTCGTGTGCAAGAATTACCACGGGGAGCAACTCCACCTAAAACATTGGAGGAGCTTGAAGAGTTTAAGGAACGTTATCCTGATGTTTTTGAAGTTGTAGAAACAGTAGCAGGTGTACAGACCGAAGCTAAGATTGCTAAACTACGAGAGGAAATCGAAGTTGTTAAAGAAAGGGAAAAGTCTCTTGAGAAAGAGAAAGCAGCCGAAGAATTAATTCGACTACACCCTGATTTTGGTGAGTTAAAATCCGATGAAAAATTTATCGAATGGCTCGATGATCAACCTGAACAAATTAGCAACGGTATTTATAAAAATAATATTGATGCTAAGTGGGCAGGCAAAGTCGTATCCCTTTATAAAGCAGAGATGGGCATATCTAATAAAAAACCTACTAAGTCTAACCAAAACGATGCGGCAGCTACGGTTACTAAGACTCAACCAAAAGAAGTTGCAACATCTAATCAAAAAGGAAAGATTTGGAAGATGTCTGACATCGCCAAGATGAAATCGTGGGAGTTTGAAAGTCTTGAAAAAGAAATCGATCTAGCACGAGCAGAAGGGCGAATAATCCAATAAACTAACCTCAAATAGAGGAAGGATACTAAAATGGCTTTTACTACAAGTTCAGGGTATGGAAATTTACCGTCAGGTAACTTCGCACCCGAAATTTTTAGCCAAAAAGTTCTTAAGTTCTTCCGTAGAGCTTCGGTGGCAGAAGATATTACTAATACCGACTATACTGGCGAAATTGAAAACTTTGGCGATACTGTTAACATAATGAAAGAACCAACACTCACTGTGTCTGCGTACCAGAGAGGTTCTGTTGTTAACCCACAAGATTTGGCTGATGATCAAATAACATTGACCGTTGACCAAGCCAATGCTTTTGCATTTAAAATTGACGACATCGAAGAAAGACATTCACATGTTAACTTTGAAGCGTTAGCAACTTCTTCAGGTGCATATGCACTAAAAAGAAAGTTTGATGCAAACGTTCTACAAAACCTGTCAGATGCCGCTGGAATTGCAGCTTCTGCAGTGTCAGGTACAACTTTAACAAATACTGCTGCGGCAGGTGACATAGGAACAGCTAATGCTCCTATCAACGTGGAGACAGACGACAACGGTATCAATATGATGCTTGCGATGGCTAGACTTCTTGACGATCAATCTGTTCCTGAAGAAAACAGATGGTTCGTAGCACCTCCGATATTTTATCAGAAAGCTTTTCAAGCTGGAAATAAAATAGCTGAAGTAAACATAACAGGCGACCAAACTTCTGCATTAAGAAATGGTTTAGCAACTGTTGGTACTTTAGCAGGCTTTAGATGTTATAAGACTACTGCCTTAAACAGCACTGGTGGAATTGACCAAGTAACATTAACAGATGCGTCAGCTACATTAGCTACAGATGCTTCTGAGAATATTGTTCTTGCAGGTCACATTTCTGCTATGGCTACAGCGTCTCACATCGCTAAGACTGAAGTGGTACGTTCAACTGAGTCCTTCTCTGACGTTGTTCGAGGATTGCATGTTTTTGGAAGAAAAGTTCTAAGACAAGAAGCAATTGTTCGTGGCGTTATAGATTTTGCATAGGGGGTATAACTAATGGCTACTGTTGATTTCACCATAACTGGTGGGGGAACTATAGGTCACCCTGCTCACGCAATCAGACCTTACATCGTTCAGTCCAAAATATTTGATGCTGCCGATACAAACCTTACAGCTAATGATGTCATCAAGGTGATTGATCTTCCTGACAACTCCATCGTTCTTGGTGGTTGTCTTGACGTTCTTGAAGCTGGTGGTTCTAGTGTGACTTTTGATGTTGGTTTAAGCACCGACATTGACGCTTTCTGTGATGGCGTTGATGGAAATGCTGATGCCATCTACAACTTTCACCCTACAGCTGCAGGTATCAATACTGTTATAGCCACTGATGCTATCCAAGTTAAAATCTTGGGTGCAGA